GGCGGAGTCCAGCAGGCCACAAGATTCCGAAGGAATCTTTCCTGAGGGAGCGAAGCGACCAACACGCCCCTAACATAACTCTATAAATACCCGCGCTTTCGCGTGAGCGAGAGTAAGATAAAATGCCTGCGTTCAGAAAGAGGTCTTATGCGTCTGCGTTCCGGCCGGGAGGTCGGATGCAGAAACGCGCGAGATTCACAAGAAAAAGAAGGTTCACGCGAAAAGGAGGAAAGAGAACTCTTGATTATACAACTCAAAATACAACAGGTCATGCTGTTGGTTTCAGAGGAAAGAAGACAAGTCGGAGGACTTTTAATAAGCATATTTGGAATTCTACTATTTTTAAGCCTCATTATAGGAGCGTATTAACAGAGCCGCTTATACTAAATGTTCCTGCGTCACAATCAAGTGGAGTATTGCAGTTCTTTAATATGTACCAGTTCAGCGGAGTAGGTTTTGCAACGGTAGCTGGTGGTGCGAGAGAGATAGATGCTGGAGCGGGAGTTCCAACATTTGAAGAGTCGTCATTTGTTTTAAGAGGAGGTCGATATACCCTTACGATTATTAATCAAGGGTCGTCGGATATTAAATTAAAGTTGTGGAGGATCACTACTGGTAACAACCCAGATTTCACGATAGTAGGTGCAACGGAAGAAGCCGCGTGGGATCCATCTGTCACCCCTGATTTCTATAATCAGATAGGTAAGCCGTTCATGTCACGGGAGGTGATTATTAATGGATTGGATTCGTATACCTTTTCAACAAGGTTCAAGACACAGAAGATAGACGGAGAAGCTTATGTCAACAATGCTAGGAGTCCTTATATTTGTATTTTAATTAGTAGTATAGACGGTAGCGTGTCGCAGGCAACTGCGATTCAGTCGTATAATCTTAGTTTTACGGGTGATGCTATTTAATGTAATGTATGATGGAAGTTGCGTGCACGCAACATTTGCAATAAAATAAAGTGGCTGGGCAAGGGGGTTAGTATTACCCCCCTTGCCCTCCCGTCACACGGGTGGGCTATAAAGCGCGTATGCGCTACCCCCCATTTCATTCACAATGCCAGGCGATAGCCGTAGTCTTCATTGGTGTTTTACGCTGAATAACTATGTCGAAGAGGAAGATGTGCCCCGCATCTCAGAGTGGTGCAATCAAGAAGCCAAGTACTGGATCATCGGTCGAGAGACCGGTGAATCTGGAACCCCTCATCTGCAAGGATACGTCTCGTTACGAAGACGGAGTACTTTCGCTTATGTATCAGGTAAGCTCTCATCTAGGGCACATATCCAGAGGGCAGCAGGTACTGCTAGACAGAATAGAGTCTATTGCAGCAAAGGTGGAAACTTTGTCGAAGGAGGTGAACTCAATGAAGGAAGGGTCCGAAAAGATAAAGATGAAGTCGCCAGAAGCTTCATGGCTGCCGTCGGATCAGGAGATCAAGGAGTGGTTGAATTCGCCCATTCCGAGCCCGGAACGTGGATATTCAATGGATCTAACATGCTCAGAAATGCCCTTTCTATCTACCCAACCATTGACAGGCCTGCCATCAATGTTCGATGGATTTGGGGACTTCCAGGAGTGGGTAAAAGTAGATTCGCCCATGATACCCTCCCCAATGCCTATGTCAAGGAACCAAGAACCAAATGGTGGAATGGATATCTCTGCCAAAAAGAAGTTATAATTGATGACTTTGGTCCTAATGGTATTGATATTAATCACCTACTTAGGTGGTTTGACCGCTATAAGTGTCTTGTTGAGACAAAGGGTGGCATGGTTGCACTGTATGCTGAGACCTTTATTGTAACTAGTAATTTTCACCCATGTAATTTGTTTAAGTTTGGTGATGAAGTTAACCCTCAACTCCCTGCGTTGGAGAGGAGGATGACTATCACAGAAATGTAATATGTTTGTTGATTATGAATAAAGAATACTTTATATCAAAGAAGAGATATTATTATAAATAATGGAGGAGGCCGAAGGCCCTCCGACGTGGCCGCTTCTGGCGGAGTCCAGCAGGCCACAAGATTCCGAAGGAATCTTTCCTGAGGGAGCGAAGCGACCAACACGCCCCTAACATAACTCTATAAATACCCGCGCTTT